GCCGAGATCCTGAACCAGCGGCTTGCGCATGGCGGGCATCCGGTGCTGACGATGTGCATGGGCAACGCGGTTGTTGAGACCGACCACGCCGGCAACCGCAAGCTCGCCAAGCACAAGAGCGCGGGCCGCATTGATGGCGCGGTGGCATTGGCAATGATGGCAGGCGTCGCGCCATTGGAGAGCGCCGACCCGTTGGACGTACTGAGCATGGTCGCATGAGCGACGTGCGATGCGAGAATTGCAGGTTTTATGATGATCCATCCGAAGAATGTCGCCGGCACGCGCCGAGACCGTCCTTGACGGAGTTTTATGGTTTGTGCCTGGCGATTTCGCGACGGGATGAAGAGGCGCTAGACCTTGTCGGCCAATGCGCCAGCCAAGCGGATTTTCCGAGAACCAGCCCGACCGATTGGTGCGGCGAATACATGGCACGCCATACGGAACAGAGATGAGATCGTCACCCGGTCAGCAACGCGCCCATCCGTCCTATCTGAAGCCCTCGACCATCCCGCTTGTCATCGTTACCGGCGCACCGGGAGCCGGAAAGACGCACTATGTCCGCCAGTACAGCCAGCCAGGGGATCTGGTGCTCGATCTGGATGAGATCATTCTCGATTACGCCGGAGCTTCCACGGCGCACCCGACGCAGGCGCAGAAGGATCGCTGGTTAGCGCGTGCGCTGGAGCGGCGCAACCACGACCTGTTACGGCTGTCGAATGCCGAGCCGCCCTGGCCGCGGGCCTGGTTTATCGTTAGCGAGCCGTGTGCCACGTGGCGGCAATGGTGGCAGGACAGATTGCAGCCGGAGGCGATTGTTGTTGTGACAACGCCATACCGGGAGTGCCTGGCGCGGGTCAGTGATGATCCGGTGCGCGCCTCTGCGGTGCGGCGGTATTTCGAGTTGTTCGCGTTGCGCGAGGATGATGTTGTGGTTCTCGGAACGGCGCGCACTGTTGGCCATGATGGCTGGCCGGAGGCAGTGAACGCCGCCAGCTAGGCGAAGTAAACAGCACCCACACACAAGGCCCCTTTCGGGGCCTTTTTTATTGGCCTGACATTATGACTTTGATCCGCAAAGCCGCCGCCGGCAAGGCGAATGGCTCGCTTACCTATGTCCTCAGCGACGCCACGGTAGACAGGTACGGCGACATCGTGGAGCCGCAGGGCTGGCAGTTGGACAATTTCCGTTCCAACCCGATCGCTCTATTCAATCACCGCCCGGATCAGGTTGTCGGCACATGGGGCAATGTCCGCGTCACGAAGGACGCGCTGATGGCCGAGTTTCAACCGGCCGAGCCGGGCACCAGCCGCATTGCCGACGAGGTACGCAAGCTCGTCGAACAAGGTGTTCTGCGCGCCGCGAGTGTCGGTTTTCACGGCATCGAGGCCGAGCCGATCAAGGGCACGCGCGGCACACGGTACAAATCACAAGAACTCGTTGAAACAAGTATTGTTAGCGTTCCGGCAAATCCGGCGGCGCTGGCAATCGCGAAATCGTTGGACATCTCCGACGATACAATGGAGCTGGTTTTCGGCAAGCACGCCGCGACAATCACCCGCTCCATTTCACCCGGCAAGCACGCCGACAGGAAGCCCCGTACCAGGGCAACGACGATGAACATCTCACAGCAGATCGAAGACGTACAAACCAGACTAAACGCCGCCAGGGATGCGCTGCATGCGCATGTCGAAAACCCGGATCACGACATCGAGCAGGCGCAACAGCTCAACGACGAGGTGGAGTACCTCGAAAAGGATCTAGCCTCCAAGCAGCGCACCGAAAAGAGCCTGGCGCTGCGCGCGGTCGAGCAGCCGGCGCAACTGCCGGCGGTACGGCGTCCGCTCGGGACACCGGCGCCGCAGGTCAACAAGGGCGACTACATGTGGCGCGCCGCGGCAGCGCAGTTTTGCGCGGTGGCCCAGCGCAAGTCGATCGAGGACACGCTGCGCGAGCGCTATCCGCTGGAGCGCTATCCCGACGCCGAGGCGACCGGCTGGGTGACGCGCGCCGCGGTCAGTGGCGCGTTGACATCGGTTCCGGCATGGGCGGGCGATCTGGTGCAGGAGGGCACCGCGGCGTGGCTTGCGACGCTGACACCGGCGCCGGTCTTCACGCGGGTTGCCGCTGCCGGGACGCAGCTCAATTTCGGTCCCGAGCAAGGTGTCATAAAGATCCCCTCACGGGCAGCGACACCGAGCATTTCCGGCGCGTTCGTCGGAGAGGCAAGTCCCATCCCGGTGCGCCGGCTGGGCCTGACCTCGATCCTCTTGAGCCCGCACAAGATGGGTGGCATCAGCGTCTTCTCGCGGGAGATGGCGCGGTACTCGAACCCGTCCATCGAAGGCATCATCCGCGACGCGATCACTGAGGATACTAACCTTACGATCGACACGCTGTTTTTGGATGCCACAGCCGGCAGCGCGATCCGCCCGGCCGGCATCCTGTTCGGCATCAATGCAACGGCGGCCAGTACAGCCGGGGGCTACGCCGCGGCGCTGGCGGACATCTCGGCTTTGACGGCGCCGTTCTACGCTGCCAATGCCGGCCGCACGCTGGTGCTCATCATGAACCCGGAGCAGTCGATGCAGCTCGGCTTCGCGCCGGGGCCTGATGGCAGCTTTGGCTGGGCGGCACAGTTTACCGCCAGGTTCACCATCGTGGAGAGCACGACGGTGGCGCCCGGCACGGTGATTGTCCTCGACGCGGCGGACCTCGTGACGGTGTTCGGAGGGTTCGAGTTCGATACCTCCGAGCAGGCGACTTTGCATATGGAAGATAGCGTGCCGTTACACATATCGGCACCTGGGGCTCCCGCGACTGTCGCAGCGCCCGTGCAGTCTATGTACCAGACCGCGCAAATCGCCATACGTATGCTACTAACGGTTACGTGGGCGATGCGGCGTGACGGCATGGTGCAGTACACGACCGGCGCGAACTGGGCGCCGTCCGGCCCATAATGTGCTATAGGCTGAGGCGAGCCGGCGAAGTGTTACAAGCACGACGCCGGCTCTATCCATCACCGATCGAGCGAGGATCGACAATGGCTGATCGTCTCATTTCGCGGGCTGAAGCCAAAGCGCAAGGGTTGACCACCTATTTTACCGGCAAGCCGTGTTTGCATGGGCACATTGCTAAGCGTGTTACCAGGAACAAGCATTGTGTCGCGTGCAAGGCAGTCAGGCGGCTAACACTATGGGATCGCGAAGATTTAGTAATACATCTCGCCAAGCTGTACGGCACCGGGGAATACATTACCCGAGATGATGCTGTGCGTCAGGGTCTCAAGAGATACTTTATAGGGATACCATGCAAGCAGAACGGACACATTGCGGAGCGTTTCGTTAGTACTCGCGCTTGTGTCGATTGCATGTATGCAAAACTCAGCAAATCGCCATGGACTAAGGAGGAATCGTTAAAGCGTGCCGCGCGGAGACGCTTACGTTCGGAAGCTATTGCTGCTGGTAAGACCACTTATTCAGTAGCAGAACCTTGCGATCATGGGCATACCTGCGAGCGACGTACTTTAGACTCAAAATGTATCGATTGCGTAGCCGAGAGGGCGGCGGCAAGAAAAGACGCATGGAGCAAACTTCATCCAGAAAAGCGGCGTGCCATTTCGTTGCGATGGCGCACGGCGAATCCAGAGCTGTATCGGGAAAGCAGTAGGCTTAGCAAAGAGCGCAATCGGAAGAAACACACCGAAGCTCAGAAAGCGGACTACGCAAAGAACCCCGAAAAATACAGGGCGGCGAGGAAGCGATACTATAATAAGAAGCGAGCATGGCACATCGAACGTGCAGCGCTGAACGACCGTAAGCGCCGGGCACAGAAGAAAGGCTCCGGCGGCAGCCACACTGCTGCGGATTTGAGAGCTATCATCACTGCTCAAGGGCATCAATGCGCGAACTGCCGAGCTGATCTCCGCAAGGTTCGTAAACACGTTGACCACATCGTCCCGCTTGCGCGAGGAGGTTCGAACGACAGGCGTAATCTTCAATACCTCTGCGCGCCCTGTAATCTCGCGAAAGGTGCGAAAGACCCGATTGAGTTTGCGCGAGCGCAGGGCCGTTTACTATAGGAAAGGAGCACAGCATGGCAGAGACCACACGAACGCCGGAGCAGCAGCAAGAGGAGCGGCAACGCCAGGAACGCGAGCGAACGCAGGCGGCGAGCCGTAACGTGCCACGCCCGGCCGGCGCACAACCGGCCGGCGGGCGCGAGCGTGACGAGGCCGACAAGCAGATTGCCGAGCACCTCGGCAAGCCGCCGGAAACGCCGGTGCCGACACAAGAGGAGGCCGACGAGATTCGCGAGCGTGCGCTTGCCGGCGGCAGACCGCGCGAAGGCCGTCAAGAGCGCGACGTAAAGCCCGCCGACCGTGGCCCCGGCTACACGACGCGCTAAATGAGCCTGTTCTCCCGGCTGCCGATGCTGTGGAAAGGCAAGGCGGCCGAGGGGAAGTATCGGCCCGGCCCCTGGTACACGTCCGATGGCGTCATCGCCGCGAGCTGGGGCCGCTACGCGAACTGGTGGCAAGCCGGATATTCGCCGCAGCCCTACGGCGAGCGCTCGGCGATGGTCGAGGCGTGCCAAAGCGCCTATTCGCAGACCGTGGCGATGCTGCCGGGCGATCATTGGCGCGGCCTCGCGAATGGCGGTCGCGAGCGCGTAACCAATTCGGCGCTCAGCCGGATTTTGCGCCGGCCGAACGATTACCAAAGTATCAGCGACTTTTTGCTTAACCTCACCCGCGCTTTGTACCAAAGCGGCAACGCTTATGCGTATGCCGTCAGGAACAACCGCGCCGAGATCGCAGAACTCCACCTAATGCGCGACGGCCAGGTAGCGCTTGCCGAGGACGGCAGCATCCATTACAGCCTGTCGGGCAATGAAATAGTAGACGGCCGTTTCGACCTATCGTCTCCCGTGCCGGCGCGCGATGTGTTGCACGTCCGGCTGCATACGCCCCGCCACCCACTAAAGGGCGAAAGCCCGATCCTCTCGGCGGCCCTGGACCTCGG